AAATAAATTACACCAGCTTAACTGCGCTTAATGTTTATTCTAATGGCTCTTTTGCATACATTAATGATGTAGGCACTCCTTCAACGCAACCTAGATTTAAATTTAATGGCGTTATAAATACAAACAACAACATTTTAGACAACTTGCAAGCCATGTCTAGTTGTTGTGATTGCTTAATTAAATACAATGAAGTAACTGCACAATGGGGTGTAATAGTACAAAGCCCTATTTATACAACTGCTATTAATTTAAATGATAGCAATATGGTTTCAGCAATTACCATTTCACCTATGGATATTGCGGCATCTTATAATGTTATTGAGTGTAAATTTCCTGATAATACAAATCAAGATGCTTTTAACTCTACTACTTTTGATTTGGCGCAAATTGACCCAGCGTTGCTTTATCCAAATGAGCCAGTCAATAAAATGTCTTTGTCTTTGCCATTAGTTAATAACAATGTGCAAGCACAATACATAGCAACTAGAATATTAAAATCTGCTAGAGAAGATTTACAAGTAGCGGTTGATGTAAATTATATTGGTCTTGAATTAGATGCTGGAGATGTAGTTTCTGTAACCAGCGTTAATTATGGTTGGGAAAATAAATTATTTAGAATTACAAGAATAGTAAAATCTTTTGCTGATGATGGAACTATTATTTCTAAACTTAATTTAAGTGAATATAATCCAGCCGTATATGATGATGTAAGCATTACTGAATTCCAACCATCGCCTAATACTGGCATTAGTGACCCAACTTTCTTTGGAACAATACAACCAGTAGTAATAGTAGATTTATTCCCAACCGCAATAAATCCGTATTTTACGGTTCTTGTAACAACTTCCCAATCAGGAATTACTCAATATGCTGAAGTTTGGTATTCCGCCTTTTCTAATCCTTTACAGGAGCAGATGTATTTTGCTGGAACAAGCGAAGTTCAATCTAACGGTACGCCTTGGACAACCAGCTTTGAATTACCGTTAATTACGCTAAACAACATCCCTGCTGGCAACTGGTACATATTTAGCCGCATGGTTAATAGTCTTGCTAGTTCATCTTTTAGCCCTGCAAGTGCATTGTTACAATGGCGACCAACTACATTTCAATACAGCGCAAAGTACCTTGCTATTGCTTATGGAACAAGTTTGACTGGAGCAGGGTTTAGCCTTAATCCTAGAAATAAAACGCATTACGGTTTGGCAAATCAAGATGGTACGGCAGTAAGTACAGACCCAGCTGACTACACTTGGTATGATGCTGTTCCCGATTTTGGTACGGTTGTATTCCCATTGTACGCAAATCGTACTGGTAGAAAATTCAGTTTTGCTACGGGGTTTGCTGAATATTCGGCAGGTACAGCTAGATTTACTCCTACGCAGATATTATTATATGACCCGTCTTTGTGGTCAGCATTACCTGATGGAATTAATATCATTGACTTAGACCAGCGTACAGGACAATTAATTCAGACAGGTACAACTACAGTCGGTACTGGACAAGTAGCTATTACAAATAACACAGATGGAAATGTTATCGCTTCATTGCAACAATATTTAGATTTTGGCGGTCCATACACAAAGACCTCTGCTGTTGCAAATTTAACTATTGATATTTATGGGCGTGTTGTCGGTTTTGAAACGCCTGATGATTTTGCCTATACAGAACAAAATTTTACTGCCACAAGTGGTCAGACCGTGTTCAGCGTGACTAGAGGTGCAGGTTATATATCAGGGCAATGCTGGGTTTTTAGAAATGGTATTAAGCTACAGCCAAGTTTATATACTGACACAGGTGGCACTACAGGCACAGTCACATTAGCTAACGGTGCTGTAGCTGGCGATTTTATAGCTATTGTTTCTTTTAAATCAGTTAATTCTTCAAGCGGAATCTATGCATCATTTACGCATAACCAAGCCACATTGACAAATCAAGGTAACTATACGGCATCAGGGTTTACCCTTGTGGATGGATTTGAACTGTTGTTTTTAAACGGCACAATAGTTAATGCGCAAGATTATAACCTTAGTGGACAAACTATTACATTTACCGATAATGTAAGCGGAATATTAGAGGTAATTCAATGGTCGCCAAACAATTTAGGTGTTGCTAACGGAACACCAGTCAATGTGGATGCATTTACCGCTATTGGTCAAACAATATATCCATTTAGCTATAATAGTTTGGCTTTTAATTTATATAGTAATGGCGCATATTTGCGTGAGGCGGTGGACTTTACTACTGCGACTGGCACATATACACTCCAATACACGCCTAATAATAACTTTACTATTATGGTACAACAAACCTTTGCTAGAACGGGAGCAGTCTAATGACACAAGCACTTAACCTTGCTTTATTTGCCAATAATTTAAATACATCAGGCGCAACCAGTAATACTGGGTTACAAAACTCGACCATTACTATTAATACAACCTCTCCTATTACTGGCGGCGCATCTCCAGCATTAGGCGGCTCAATGACTATTGCTCATGCCACTTCAGGCGTTACAGCCGCATCATATACAAACGCAAACATTACCGTAAATGCACAAGGTCATATTACTGCGGCATCTAACGGCTCAAGCGGCGGCGTTACATCGCTTAACGGTCAAACAGGCGCAATAGTTAATACAAATTTAGAAGCTATTGGTAGTGTAGTTTCGGCTGTATATGCCGCCACCGTTAATTTTGCCTCAGGAGATACTACTATTGCAAATTGTGGAGATACCGTTGCTGGTTCAAATTTAAGAAGAAATTACGGCGGTACTGGTATAGGGGCTTTTCCAAATAGTGGAGATGGCGCATCAGGCGCACCGTCATCTATTCCCTATAACAATGGTGGAACAGCCTTATCTGGGACATGGCGGTGCATGGGCAGGTCTGCTGGATATAGTTTTTTTTATGATGGAAATAATAGTAGTGCAACATGGTATTCAGCTTTATGGGTTCGGGTTTCTTAAAGGATAAAAAATGTTTACTATTCAATATGTAAAAAATTTAGAATGGTGTAATGCGGAACACACCATGTTTTCATGCATAGTTAAATATGAAGAATTTAACAAAGAACACCCAACAGGTATAAATGCAACGGATTCTTATGCCCACATAAAAGAGATTTGGGATAAAGGTAATGCTGGCATTTATGGAGTAATTGCTGAGTATGTGCCGCCACCCGTGATTGAGCTAATGCCAATACCTCTGTCTAAGCCACAAGAGCCGATTGTTTAATGCCTGTTTATCCTAACAGTACGCCTAAATTCCGCATACTTGAAAAACAAGACGGAACAATGGCGTTGCAAGTGCGCTATATAAACTTAGAGCAAGGTTATCAAAGCAAATGGCAAGATGTACCCATAGTTAAAGAATTAATGTAAACTACCAAAAACAATACAATACCTATATAAAAATCATCTATTTAGTAAATTTTGGGGTAATTATGGACTGGCAAATTGTATTTAATATTGTAGGCGGAGCAATATTGTCGGTCATGGGATGGTTTGCTAGAGTATTATGGGATTCCGTACAGGAATTACGCAAAGATTTAAAGCAGATTGAAATACATCTGCCTACGCATTATGTTAAAAAAGATGAGTTATCTATCCGTTTTGACCGTATAGAGCAACTACTCGATAGGCTCTATGAAAAGCTAGAACAGAAAGCCGATAGATGATATTAGAAACCATTATTGGCGCATTAGTGCCAGTAGGTATTGACGGGATTAAAAGCCTCATAGGTATGGTTACAGGCGGTGTAAAGCCTATTTCTGTAGATGAGCAGATAAAGCTAGACCAAAACGAAATAAACAAGCTACAAGCCCTTGCTACGCTAGATAACCCATACGGGCAACCTAGCCAATGGGTAGTCGATTTGAGGGCTTCTAGCCGCTATCTAGGAGCATTGTTTGTCATTGTGGTAGGCATAGGTACATTGTTTTTGCCAGTAGCCCCCGAAATCCAGCGAATTGGCATAGAAGCCGCCAATATTGCTTTCGGCTTTCTATTTGGTACACGCATTATGGCTAACCTAAAAAAATGATTGGTAACTTTGAGCAATGCCTTGAATTAATGCTTGACCACGAAGGCGGCTTTGTTAATGACCCAAGAGATAGCGGTGGCATAACTAACCTTGGAGTTACCAAGCGAGTATGGGAAGAATGGCTAGGCAGACCCGTTTCCGAAAAAGAAATGCGTAACCTGACACCCACAATGGTGACACCGCTATATAAAAGGAAATACTGGGATGCTATTAGGGCTGATGAGCTTGTGGATGGTGTTGATTATTGCGTTTTCGATGTCGCTGTTAATTCGGGGACAGGGAGAGCAATTAAACTATTACAGCAAAGCGTTGGTGCTACTCCTGATGGTGGTTTCGGCAGTATTACTATGGCATTAGTCAAAAAAGCGTCACATGAG